CCATGTTATTCTCATTCACGTACTCTACCATCTTTTCGTTATCATCCATTGTAAACTCAATAACAGTTTCCATAATCATTTGCGATGGTTTGTAGTACGTATTCATGAGCTCGTTAACGCGGTCATCAATCTTGCACTGACGCAATTCATTAGCATCATACTGTGTATCTGTTGTAAGCCAAGAGTCAAAATTTTTCATCATATATTCTTTCAAGATAAGCCCCCGAAGGGGCTGGTTATTAACGGGATGTTACTTTGCAAGTAATTGAAGCTGTTGTTTTTGTGTACGCTGCGATCTGCTCAGCGCTTAACTGAATCTTGTGATCTTCACAAATCTTTTTGTAATCGATTGTGTTGCGCTGCGACAATGTAATAGTGGCGTTGTACAGGTTACCTGTATACTTACCTTCACCTTGGTTTTTCAATTCATCTTTTAAAGCTTCAACCTGCTCGTTAAGCTCAGCAACCTGTGCAAGTAATAAGCCTAGGTTATCAACATTGGTTAGTTGGATGTCTAAAGTTTTCATATTTTGTTACCTTTCAATGGTCAGTTAATTTGTACTACAATTGAATATTACATCATTTCTAGAAAATAATACAACATTTTTAAAGTATTTTCATTTATTTCATATCGTGAAATACTTAAGATTATTGGTACAAATAATTAGAAATGGTGTAATATGTTATTGTAGTAATGGAACCGCTAATTGATCATTGAAAGGAGAGTACATGCGAGACACACAACTCATACAGCAAGATAGTATAAATTTAGTGCTATCACAAAAGAATGAATTAAAATGAACAAACGCCTAGGTGGAGTAAACATCTAGGCGTTCGTTATCTGAATAAAGAGGACATATATGCAACAACAAACTGTGCCATCAGGGTTTGGCGCAAGTGTTATCACACCTGAACAATTATACACAAAGTTTCTGCTTGACCGGCAATTCGATGATACTGACATTGCCTCCCTAGGATTGGAGCTCTTATCTCCGGACCAAACCAAGGCGCTAATTGGCCACACTTATGAGTGGTCAGTTAAACTGCCGTATTATGGAGTCGATGGCGTGGCTACTAACTTCCATCGTGTCAGGCTTCTTATTCCTAAGAGTAAGATGAAATACAGCCAAGCACGTGCTTCAGGCTCACATATCTACTTTCCCCCACGCACGAATTGGAGCAAAGTACTAATGGATGTGGAAATCCCTATCATCATCACTGAGGGGGAGTTCAAGGCCTGGGCCATCACCAAAACATTAGTTAATGATAACCTATTGTACGCCTGCATCGGGTTGGCTGGAGTTACTTCTTGGACCGATAAGAATGGTCTCCACCTACATAAGGACTTAATGCAAGTCATGTGGCGTAAAAAGACCAGCTTTGAGTCCAAAAGCCGCAAAGTCTATATTATTTTTGATTATGACGGCGCCAAGGAAGAAGGCGAGCCTAACGAACAGGTTGCATTAGCTGAAACAAAGTTGGCCATCACGTTAAGAGGCTTAGGCGCTGAGGTACACTTATGCAGAGTTGGGCGGTTTAGCTCTGGCGTTGGCAAAAAGTACGCAATCGATGATCATCTCATGGCTGGTGGAAGTCTTGGTGAGGTACTTACCACAACCAGCATCGTCATGAACGGTGTAGACACGCTTGATGTAAAGCTTCATGAGTTCTCTACACGTTACGCGTTATATAACGGCGATGTGATTCGTTTAGGCGATGGCCATATCATGAACTTTCAAAAAGCTAAGATTGACAGCGCACAGCATATCTTTATACAAACAAATACTGTCCCAGGCAGAAATGGCGGACCGCCTAAGGTGATCAGCAAAGAAGTCCCCATGCTTGAAGAGTACAAAAAATGGCCACGCCGCTGTGATATTCGCAAAGTTGGTGTATTTCCACAATACCAAGGTATCCGCATCACACCTGACGGCTGCTACAACTACCTCAACGCTTGGTCATATGAACCTACTACCGGTAGTCCACAACTATACCTAGACTTTTGTGCGTACTTCTTCCGCGATGAGCCTGACTTTGCTGAGTACTGGCATGACTGGGTAGCTAACATTATCCAATACCCTAGTCGGCGTAACTACACGACTCCACAATTTGCATCAGCCAAGGAAGGTATTGGTAAATCTGCAATCGCTGAGTTTATCGCTGAGATGATGGGCACAGGTGAAAACAGTCCCGCTGCTATCGTAGGACCAGATGAGCTCTTTGGAAGCTTTAACGGCATGCTGAAGAACAAACTGTTTGTGGTTGTGAATGAACCATCATCCGACCGAGACGATCACTCTGCCAAGCTCAAAAACTACATCACGTCCAACGAGATCGCCATCAATAATAAGTACGGCGCGCAATATAGTGTCACAAACTACCTCAATTTTGTCTTTACTACTAATAAGCCTTACGTTACTCATATGGGAAATACTGCGAGGCGAGAAGCTATTTACAGTCCAGTCACGTTAACTAATACTGAGACGCATCCTAAGGTTTCTGAACTCATGAAGTGGGCTCGTGCTGGTGGCTTTGGTGATGTACTTAACTGGTATTATGAAAGAGACATCTCCAATTTTGACGCTCGCAAAGCTGCTCCGCTGACCAAGTCTCGTGATAAAGCAATTCAATTGAGCAAGACTCCATTAGAAAGCTTTGCCAACGAGTTACGTGAATGGGTGGTCGATCAGCTTGAAGGCGTGGCAGCTTTCACGACTCAACAGCTCGATATCTTAAGCGAATCGTGGGGAAATGGCAACAAAGTGAATCAACAATATTTACGCAAAGCGATGAGCGCATGTGGCGAAATCGAGCTAAATAAGGCGATAAAGATTGAAGGGAAGACTGTTCGACACACAATTTTTCAGGTTACAGCGGATGTAACCAAAATGCCTGAAAAGAGTGAAATCACGAGTTACGCTGAGGTTGCAAGAAAAACTGCTGAAGCGATATCACGAGAGGTGGTGCAACAAACGACTTTTTAGTGTAACCTTGTAACCTTTGTGTAACCTACGAGGGCCTTTTATTTATTGTAAGGTTACAAGGTTACAGTAGGTTACAGTAATAATATAATATATATAATAATAGATAAATATATATAAATATACACATTTCCTATATAGTTTTCGACGTGTGTAACCTGTGTAACCTGTGTAACCTGTCCATTTTTGCAAAAAATCTACACATTTTTTAACTTTTGAGATACAATCATTTTATGACGACAAAAACACCATCAAAGAACGGAAAGTTCTTAGGACGTCCAAGTAAGTACGACTCCGCTTATTGCGACCAAGTGATTGAGCTTGGCAAGCTCGGCAAATCACGTTGGGCGATCGCTTCGATACTGGGTATCACGCCTAGCAATCTCGCCGACTGGGAACAAGTTCATGACGATTTTCGCGGCGCCTTGCAAATTGCGAGACAAGATGCGCTTGCATACTGGGAGCTTTTGGCTGAGAATCACCTGATTGAGACACCTGGTGCGCCCAAGCTAAACACAGGACTCTGGTCTCGCTCGATGGCTGCGCGGTTCCCCAACGAATATCGTGAGAACTCCAAAGTTGAAGTGTCAGGCAACAACGGCGGTGCGATTCAGGTCGACGTAATTCACGACTTCGCACAAGAGCTGATGTCAGATCTCCTCGCTGCAAGGCAAGCGGATGCTGAGTCAAGCGACAAGTGAGCGCTTAACCAAGCGCATTCAGTCTGGCCCCGATCTCAACAAAGCTACGCCAGAGTGGCGTGGTGCACTTAAAGCTCGAACCAAATGGTTGTCTATTGCCAATGACCATCAAATCACGCCAAGTGGTGACTGGTGGTCGATCTGGTTGCTCTTGGCCGGTCGAGGAGCCGGTAAGACACGCTGCGCTGCTGAGTGGGTATGGTGGGAGGCTTGGACTCAACCTAACACGCGTTGGCTAGTCTCCGCGCCCACAAGTGGCGACGTGCGTGATGTCTGCTTTGAAGGAGAGTCTGGACTTCTGAATGTGGTGCCCAACATTCTCATCAAGGACTACATCAAGTCGCTACACGAGATCAAACTCGTGAATGGGAGCATGATCAAAGGGATCGCAGCTTCTGAGCCTGATCGCTTCCGAGGTCCGCAGTTTCATGGTGGCTGGCTTGACGAGCTCGCAGCCTGGGACTACCTTGACGATGCTTGGGACATGCTGCAATTCGGCATGCGACTTGGCCAACACCCAAAGCTGATTTGCACTACGACTCCTAAGCCTAAGCCCTTGATAGTGGATCTCGTAAATCGCGATGGCGACGATGTATGTTACACCACAGCAACCACGTTCGACAACATCAAGAACCTTGCTCCTAACTTCCAGAAGCAGATCCTGCAATACGAGGGTACGAAGATAGGGCGCCAAGAGATCTACGCAGAAATCATTGACCCCGAAGAGTCTGGTATCGTGAAGCGCGACTGGTTCAAGCTTTGGCCTCATGAGAAGCCGCTACCTAAGTTTCAATTCGTGGTTCAAAGCTATGACTGCGCCACATCTGACAAGACTAAGAACGACCCGACTGCTTTCGTTGTGTTCGGCATCTTCAAGCCTAGCGATGATAAGCCTCTGTCAGCCATGGTCATTGATTGTTGGGAAGAGCACCTGCAATACCCTGACCTGCGACCTCGTGTTGTGGAAGAAGCTACGTCAATCTACGGCGACGACAATGAGTTCGGGAACGGGAAGAAAGTCGACATGATCTTAATCGAGGATAAGAGCGCCGGTATCTCCCTTATCCAAGACTTACAACGCGCTGGCCTGAACGTGAGAGCGTATAACCCGGGCATGGCAGACAAGACTCAACGCCTCAACTTGGTTGCACCTATCATTCAACGCGGCTTGATCTACGTGCCTGAGTCCAGTGTGCGTGAAGGCGCAGCACGAGATTGGGTAGAGCCTCTCATCAGCCAGCTATGCGCCTTCCCCGAGGTACGACATGACGACTTGGTGGATGCTACCACACAAGCACTACGTTTATTACGCGATCAAGGTTTCCTTGTGCTCGATTATGTGTATAATGATTCTGATATTTACGTAGATGACACTCAACCGCGGAGAGTCAACCCATATGCCGTATGACGATATTGACCCAACTGATCTAGCTAGAATGCAAGCAGCAGTTGACTTCAATCGTTACGACGACGGCGCAAGCCAACTACAACGCAGTCCTTTTATGCAGCAGGTCGGGCTCTTTGGTAAAGCAAAGCCTAAGCCTGTTGTAACTCCGAATCTATCACGACGCACGATGGGCCTAAACATTCCTACGCAGATGCCCGATCAATTGCCTGCCGTGATAGACCCTTTGGCAAAGCTTCCACCCGGAGGCCCTATTGCCGTGCAGCCATCTGCATTGCCCCAAGCGCCTGCACCTGCACAGCCCGTTGTAGAGCCTGTTAACCCATTAACCGCGCTTGCTAAGATGCCTATGTCAAGGCGTAAGTTCATGGAGATACCTGCCAATGCTGCAGTGTCGCACATAGGTAAGCAAATCATGGGGCCCATTACTCCTACATCTGCATCTACACCTTCTCCTGTAGAAGCGGTTGTACCTAAGTTTTCAAGCAACGACATTGCGAATAAGACAGGTGAATACGTTGCAAGCGTTATGGCTAATCCTAAGTTTGCAACTGCGTACCATGATTTACTACAAAATTCTGGTCTTGTCGACGAAGAAGACATGGCGCGTTATACAGAGTTCTTAGAAAATAAGCAACCTAATGCAATGTATCAAGACTTTGGGCAATTTGACGACCTTCCTGAAGAATCACTTGCCGGCTTTGCAGAGCAATTTAGCCTTAATCACCTTGCAAAAGAAACAGGCATACCCATAAAAGAGTTTGAAAAGCGAGGCTTTACAGACGCTGACCTACATGAGCTTTTATCAAGCATTGGGCAAATGCATAACTATCAAGAAAGTATCATCGAAGACGGGCGCGCCAAAGAAGCTGTGCGCAGTACTGTTATAGAAGATCTTAACTACAAAAAAGCTGTGAAATCTGCAATTAAAGAGTTAGGTAAAGACGCAGACTACGAAGAGCTTATTGACTTGGCTAATGAGAAACTACAAAGCGAATACTTTGCAAAAACAAAAAGCTCGCAAGGCTCTACATTCTTTGACAAAGTATATGGCGCCGGACTTATGAAGTATAGCATGCCACAACTTAAAGAAGTCTACAACCAGGCATTTGATGAATGGATCTTGCCTGAGATTGAAGGGCAACTCAACGATATATTGGACACTGACTAATGGCGCTAGTTTACGACCAGCTTGGTAACGTAATTGGTGATGATGGCACACCTGATATTCCTACACGGCCTGATGTTGACGCCATGAAGTTTGAGCTGGCAAAGAAAAGTATACAACCACAAATGTCCATCAGTGAGATGGGTTCTAACTTTCTTGGCAACTTAAAAGACTACGAGCAAAGACTTGGGCTCACAAACCTAAAGAAACTCGTAAGCCAGATTCCTGCAGTCAAGGCTGTACAGCCCATTGCTGAGGTGCCTATATCGTTGGCATCAAGCGTGCCTGCTGCGTTTGCATATGGGTATGTGCCACCTGGCTCGCCTCGTAAAGCATATGATGAAGCGCAAGCTCGATCTGCAGCGTTGCAATACCAGTCAGACAACCCTTACACAAACCAGATGCTTGAAGATGCAAGCGAAGCGTTTAAAGGTTTACCACCTTACATTGGAACGATGGGCGCAGCGCGGCTTCGACCGTCTGATGTGCAAGTCCTAGGTAAGCAAGCTATTGAAACCGGTCGTGAAATAAGTAGTATCCCAGCAGACTTCCGCATGGCGCAACAAGGCTTAAAGCGTATGACTGATGAAGGCAAGCCTACGTACGGCGCGTCTATTCAACAAATGGCTGATGAGTTAGGTGACTATGCACAACGGCAAAGAGAGCGTGGCAAGCCAACTGTCTCAATTTTAGGCGCTCAGAATCTGATGCCTGAAACAAAGCTAAACGCTGTGCGTAACGTAAATGAAGGCCAGTTGCTACGCCCTGTTGATACAGAATCACGTACATTAGCAAATGCAACAGAAGGTGATACTACACGGTCAATGCCTGGGATTGCAAAAGTTCTCAGTAAATTAGAAACGGTTAACCTTGATAACCCTACTGCAATAATAGAAGCGTATTCAGGCATTCTTGCGCCTGCTGTAATGGGTGCGTACAATGATTACGTACGAAAAAAAGTATCTGAAATGTACCCGTACATTGATGACGTAACCGGCGCGTATAGAGCATATAATATGGGTATAAGCCCAGAGCGTCAAGCACAAAATCGAGTAAAATGGCTTGACGAGTTTACACAAACACCTGAAGCTCAGGCGCTTGCTGCGTCTGAAAATTCTCAGCTGCCTACGCTTGCAGAATTTACCGATCGAGTAAAAGCGGCTGAAAGCTTTAAAGCAGGTCCGTTTACACAGCAAATTGCAAAGTACGCAGGCACAGCAGAAGATCCGCTTTTACAAGCAGCACGACAGGGGGTTACAGTCTACTCGCCTAATAATTTGCTAACAGAAAGCGTAATGGGTGATGCAAATGTTGCAGCAAAAGCTCGTGCAAGTGCAGTTTCACCACAATACCCGCAAGGTCGAGAGCCTTCAGGCGAATACGCAAAAGAGTTAGCTGACTCAAACGCAGAAATTGTAAAATTAAAAGCTAAAGTTGATGAGATTACGCAAAGGCGCATGGCTACTGCACCAGACTCAGAAGCTAACAGAGTAACAACAAATCTTCGTAATGATGCAATTACTGCGTTGGAACGTGAGCAAGAGAACAATCAAAACATTCGAGTTGCAAGAGCATACGAGATAGCGTCTGATTTAAGCGTTAAGAAAAGCGCAGCTTCAAATTTTGCGTCTACAATTGACCCAAGATATCGACAATTCTTTCCGCAATTGCAAGATACAAGAACCCCTTCCAATGCGCCTATGTTTGACATTGATCGTGTTCGCTTTGAGCTTACAGGTTTACCAGTCTTAGGGCAACAATACATTAACGCAATCATGAGAGGCGAGATTCCGCCAAATCAAGTTAACAACATGTCTTTGGCTAAGTTTCTTAAGAAATCTGTTGAGCCGCGTATTGCGCAAGAAAAAGCAGATAGGCGTAATAGCACTGTAAGACTTGAGACGCTTGATAATGCTTTGCCTAATACTGTAAATACAATACCTAATGATCTACGCTTTGGCAATGTAGGTGTTATTGAAGTTACTAAAGACATGCCCAGAATAGAAAGATTGCGTAACTTTTCACTTGCTACTGAGTTTCTTGATGTTTGCACAGGCGAAGATGGCAGTGGCGGAAATGCAAAGCTACATTTTCTTACAGGCAAGCCACGTAGGTACACTCCAATACTTGACTATATAACAGGCGAGACGTTTCAAGGTTCTACAGGCGTTGAGCGACGAAACTATAGCAGTAATGTGCAAAGCGGCGATGAGATTTCTGATATACATGACTTAAATACAGGGCATGTAGTTGCACAAATTGAGTTTAATAAAATAGGCTCAACAACTGCTTCTACACCAAGGTATAACATAAATTACGTATCGGGCTATCACAATGAGGCAATTAAGCCTGAATACCAAGCAGCAATTAAAGATTACTTAAACTCACGCGCTTTTGAGATTATAAGTGCAGGTCCGCACTTAACAGATAACATATCGTTATACGACGCAAAGCGCAGATCTGATATAACAGCAGCACTAGACAAAATTGGTAAGCCACGCGACGCAATTCCTAATAGCGTAATACAAAGTGAGCTGCCTCGCTTCTTTACAAAAGAAGACATTAAAGCATTAATACCTACACAAGTAGCTGCTATTAGTTACCAAGGCGATTTAGAAAGCTTACGTCTGCAAAAAAATGAGTTGCAAGATCGTATAAACAATGGGTACTACGCCGATGCTGACGAGATTGATACTGCGCAGCAACAAGTTGATGAGTTTAATAGAGAGATAGAACGCGTTGAGCGGCAGATTGCTGAGCAAGGTGAGCAACGCCCTCGTAGATTGCCTGACATATTTGCGCCTAATATTACGCCACAGATTGGGCAAGTGCTTCGTGACTTAGTTGAAAGTGAGCGTAATATATTAGTAAGCAATATAGTATTGGATAATCCTACAAATACAGGATTTGCAAGAGATTTTTTTCGAGATCTTCTTACAGAAGTACTAGAAACTAACCCTGTTGCAGAGCGCCCATTTGACTTCATTTCTGAGTTAAACACGCTTTTAGCAAATCAAGCAAATGAACGCCCTGCTATTCGACAGTTACATGCTTTGGCACGAATGGTAGAAGAAAGATTAAACGACTTTGGTATTCAGAATGAGGCGTTTGACCCTAACGCTTGGGAAGCTGAGCCTGAACAGCGTATGCCTGTTGCGCAACAACCTGCGCCTGATCCAGCCATGGCTGCGTTTATGGAAGACCAATTACAAAATGCACTAAGCACATTAGAAGCAGACGACCCTGAAGTTAGGCAATTGTTAACAGAAACTTTTAATAGACTATATTGGGGCGCAGCAGAAGATGCTAACCCTTATTTACGCCCTCGTGAATTTATAGATGCTTTGCATGCGCATTGGAGAGATGATATTGTTGAGATGCCTGATGTTACTCGTGCAATATTTGCACTTAGACAAAACGTTGAAGACAGATTAGCACAACAACCCCCTGCAGCGCCTGCACAAATTGAGTATGACTTTATTGTAGACAACATTATAGATAATGAAAGGCCTCGCACTCAAGTTCGTGACGCGTATGAAGGGGCCATGGGCAACTTAGTTAATTTATATGGGGATGACCCACAAGCATTACTTGGCAACTTACGCGATTACGTTGAAGAAGTTGCGCCCCTACAAGACGATGTTATAGACAGGGACACGCTTAGAGCATACGGGCTACGCACAAACGCACAAGCACAACAACTTGCAGATTTGTTTATTGCAACTGCTACACGCATAGAGCGTGAAATGGGTAGACAACGTGAAGCTTTCCCAGGTCAGTTAATACCTGCTGAAGAGCAAGTACCTGACGAAGTACGCGCTGACATGCTAGACCAAGAGATTGAAGGCATGGCTGAAGACATTATGGATGCGCTTGATGATCAGTATGACTTTAATAACGTTGAACCTGCTACAGTTCGCTCCCTTATACAAAGTTTAGAAGAAGGTAACATTGAAGATGTTTTAGGTATGGCAACACCGGACTTTGAAATTGATGGCGAAATACCGCCTGCTTTAGTACGATCATTAGTCGCAAGATTGCGCAATACTCTTCAAGGAATAGAAGATAATGCTGCTATAATGAACGAAGACGAAGGCGATCGCCCTTACGCAACGCCTAATGAAGCGTTTGTAACTTTTGTTAATGCTAATGACCAGTTTGAAGGGCCTGATGGCTACGAAACATTGCAAACGCTTTTACAGTTTATACAACGCCCAAATTTACGTGAAAATCTTCATCTACAAAACTTTACGCCTGAGCAAATTCAAGAGCTTGACGAGTTGTTGCGTAACTACGCCCGTCAACTAAATAGACCGCCGGGTCGTAAAGATGGCGGCGTAGTTCGTATGGCTGAAGGTGGTGGCGTAAGTAGTCTACACCCTTTAGTTCAAGCAGCTGTTGCAAGAGGGGACATCCCCGCTAACCAAGCGCGATATTACCATGATATGTACACGACAAAAGGTAGCACACAGGATGAGTCAGCAATTAGAGGCATGTCAGAAAAAGAATACAACTACTATTCCAAGTTGCTCAAAGATAAGCAATTGCAAAAGAACTTTTACGGTGGGGAAATACCTGAGCGTCGCCCACCGCCTCCTTCAAGCCCGGCAAATCTAGACTTAAGCCGCGAGCAACTAAGAGCGCTTTCCTATAAAGAGTTTGGCGCACCACGCTCGCCATTTAAGTTAGGCGCCAGCGATAATGCTAATGTGTACCCAGGCGCAAGCGATGCTAAGTACTATGATGAGCTAAAACAAGCAGCAGCCAAAGATCCAAGCTACCAGCCTTACCAAGATGAGCTTACAAAACTCTTACAACAAAACCCAAATCTGCTACAACTTGAAAAAGCTTTTGCTAAAGGCGGCATAGTTCGTATGGCTGAAGGTGGAATAGTTGATGACTTTATCAAAGGCTTCCCTATGGGGTCTAGGTTTGTGCCAAAGCAAGTAGCAACACCGCTTCCTCCACCTCCCGTTGCTAAGCCTACAATTGATAATTTTGAGCACGCTTTAGACTTTGTACTGCCTAGAGAAGGTGGATACAACAAAGTGAAGGGCGATCGTGGTGGCGCTACAAATTACGGAATTACGCATAACGTGTATTCTACCTTCCAAGGGCAGCCTGTTACAGAAGATGCAATTCGCAATATGCCTATTGAGCATGCTAGAGAAATCTATAAGAAAAACTATTGGGACGCCATTGGAGCCGATAAGCTGGATACAAAATCTGCAGTTGTGGCGTTTGACGCTGCAGTCAACCAAGGCCCATCGTTTGCTAAGTCTCTCATAGCAAAAACAGATGGCGATGTAAAACAGATGTTAGATATCAGAGAACAGCGATATAATGATCTAGTAAAGAAGAACCCTAGTAAAAAGAAATTCAAAGCTGGGTGGGATAATCGCATGACTGACTTAAGAAACTACGCAATGGAAGATTATCACGCTGATGGAGGTAAAATATCAATTGATGATATGAAATTAGCGCTCACGAGGAAGAAATAATGCCTGAAATGCCAATACCGCAAGACTATAACCGCTTTATTCATGGCGATGATAACAATGGCTTGCTTGATGATAACATGGACGATGAGTCTATTAATGCAATACTAAGTCAAGATGAATCAGATGTAGAAGAACTACCTGACGGGTCAGCAATTGTTAAGCTTGAAGATCTTAAAGGTCCAGATGACAATCCGGACTTTTATCAAAACTTAGCTGATTCTATCGATAGCTATGAACTTAGCTCAGTTGCGCTAAAGTATCTTGATCTGATTGAGAAAGATAAAGAAGCTCGAGAAGATCGTGATAAGCAATATGAAGAAGGTATTCGTAGAACAGGCTTAGGGCATGACGCTCCCGGTGGAGCTCAGTTTATGGGTGCTTCTAAAGTAGTCCACCCAATTATGGCTGAGTCCTGTGTAGACTTTGCAGCTCGTGCAATTAAAGAGCTATTCCCTGCTGACGGACCTGTTAAGACTAAGATCATTGGCGAGGTAACTGAAGAGAAGACAGCCAGAGCTGAGCGTAAGCGCGATTACATGAACTGGCAGTTAACTGAGCAGATTGAAGAGTATCGTGATGAGCAAGAGCAAATGCTCACACAATTACCACTAGGCGGCTCACAGTACATGAAGATGTGGTGGGATGAACAGAAGCGTCGCCCATGCGCAGAGTTTGTGCCTATTGATAATATCTATCTTCCATTCGCGGCTGTTAACTTCTACACTGCAATGCGAGTTACTGAAGTACAAGATATTACGCAAGAGCAATTTGAGCTTCGTGTGTCAAGTGGCTTGTACATCGACTTAGGTATTTACCGTTCGTCTGAAGAGCCTAAAGAAAGTAAAGCACAAAAAGCTAATGACAAGGTAGAAGGTAGAAAAGAT